TTGGTAACTTGGACCCTCAAGGGCGCTAGTGATTTCGACATAGTTACCAATGCGGTTGAAGCGGCGAGCAATGACGACACAATGGACAACACCTCCGACCTTGCCTCCGCCGACCACTACGCCCAGGTAAAGGCGTTGAACGTCCCAGGGGAGGACGGCGACACCCTGGCCGTACGTGCTCGGTCCCACGTCACCGACAACACCCAATACCGGGCGTGGATCGAGGTTCGCGCAGGCACGGACGCGTGGAACTCCGCCAAAAGAGTCACCGGGACCGACACCACTATTGGAGTCGAAACACTGGTCAACCTAGCCGCCAGCGACGTCATCAAAATACAGGCAGATGGCTCAACCATCACCAGGTACCGCAATGGGAGCTTGCAAGACACGGTGACCGATACCAGCATCACCGGCAACCTTCGGACAGGTGTCGAAGTCCAGCAAACCCCTGGGCAGCGTTTGGACGACTTCGAGGCGGCAGACCTGGCCGCGGCGGTTGGGCAACCGTTTTACATACGTGACAGCCACTCGGACTTCTTAACCGGAGTGCAGGTCTGACATGCCAGGATGGCCTCCAGCCAAGAACGCGGCCTTCACCTGGTACTTCGTCATCCGAGACGCCGACGGCGACCCCGTGGCCAGCGCTACGGCCCTGGACGTGGAGTTTTCCATCGATGGCGGTGTCTTTGCCGACGTGGCTGGGGCTGAGGTCGATGAGGGCCAGGGTTTCTACTCTTGCCCCATCAGCGCCGCCGAAATGAACGGCGACGCCATCATGCTCATGTGCAAGACCTCCAGCGCTGGGGCTAAGACCGCAGCCCAAGTCATCTACACCAGCACCAGGCAGATTGACAACCTGGCCTTCCCCAACGTCAGCGGCCGCGGCGTGGACGTCGACGCCACGGGCGGCGTGGAAATCACCGCCAACCAGAACGTCAACCTTGCCCAGTGGCTCGGGATAGCACCCGACGCCCTCTCCAGCGGGAAGCTGCCAGCCGACGTCAAGCTATGGCTAGCCGTGGCCCCCGACGCCCTCTCCTCTGGGAAGCTAGCGGCGGACCTCAAACTATGGCTCGCTGTCGCGCCCAACGCGCTCATCGCTGGCCGCGCCGACGCCTCCGTCGGAGCAATGGCCGCGAACGTGCTCACCGCATCAGCCCTGGCCGCCGACGCAGTCGACGAAATATGGGACGAGCTGATGGCCGAGCCAGCCCAGGCCATCCCCGGCGCGGCCCCAGCCTTCCGCACCGTCTTAGCCTACCTCTACACGGCCCTGCGCAACGCGATCACGGTCACCTCCAGCACTAAAGCGTTCACCAACGACGCTGGCACAGTCGTTTTTAAGAAGGCGCTCAGCGACGACGGGACCACTTACACCGAAGCCGAAGCCGTCGCTGGCCCATAGCCGATGGCACTTGACACAAGGGAAAAGCGCCAGTCAGCAGCGTCCATCAGCATGTACTGGGCCGGCGCGAACCCGACGCCCACCGCCGCCAAAGATCAGGAATGGCGCCAGTCGGCAGCCTGGGGATACCCAGGGATACTCGCCGGTGGCGCACCACCAGCCCCAACCCTTCGCACCCTGGCGATGATGGGCATCGGACTGTGAGGAACCCAACATGACCACACCCCGGATAGAACGCGGCGGGAGCTCCCCCTCCATCCGAATCACCGGCGCAGACGGCAACACCCTGGTCGTCGATACCAACGTCCTAGTAGTCGACGCCACCAACAACAGGGTGGGCATCGGTACGGCAACACCTGGGTCAGCGCTAGACGTCAACGGCGTCATCCGGGCATCCGGTCCAACCGCACCAGCCACAGGACAGGGGATTGAAATCGCCCATGTCCTCGGCGGACCAAGCACCATCATCGCTTACAACCGCGACACTGCCGCATACCTCAGACTCGACCTAGACGGATTCGAGATCGCCCTGAACGTCAACAGCGGCCGCAACCTCGGCATTGGCACAATCAACCAATTCGGCGGTGGCGCCAGGGTCGTAGGCCTGGCCAACGCCACCACTGTTCCATTCGCCAACCCAACCGGCGGCGGCGTCCTCTACTCCGAGGCGGGCGCACTGAAATGGCGCGGCAGCTCCGGCACCATCACGACCATCGCTGCAGCATAAAGGAGAACCATCGACATCATCAAGATTCTCCCCGAATACCTGGACCTGGGCGTTGACGCCGACGAGCTGGGCACCATCAGCCAGGCAGCGTTGGCCAAGCGTATACGGGACCTAAAGCTCGCTATCGCCGACTCCGTAGTACAGGCCCGAGCCTGCACCCTAATGGACAACCTGGAAGGGTCCCACCAGGCCCTACACCGCGCGCGCCAGCTCCAAAAGGAATACCACCACTTCTTTGCCGAGTGGACGCGACTACAGCCCCCACCCACGACGAACGGGACCGAACCATGACCCACCTCGGCCAGGAAAGTCCAGCCCATATCTCCATACGCCTTTGGCAGTGGCTCCAAGACAACCCTGGCTTCCGCATGGGCTTTGGACCCACAGGAGCCATCGGCGCCGCAGGAGCGGCCCGAGGTGCTGGCCAGGCAGTGAAGCTCATCGGCCCGCGCCTCATCGACACCAGAACCGGCCAAATCATCGCGCGTTCCATCCCAGCTCGCCAAGTCACCAACACCTCAGACTTGATCGCAGCCCAACGGGCTGTCAACACCGCCCGTCGCAACCGCGACTTCGCTGAGGACTTCCGCGTCCTCACCACCGCGGGCCCACCAGGAGAAAAGACGCACATCCTTCAGGGGCTTCTCATCGCAGCAGGCGCCGCCGCCACCGCCGCCGGAGCGCGGGCCGTATCACGCCTCTCCAACAAAGATCGCAGCGTCGAGGGCCGATTGAATCGAGAGCGCCAGTACAGGGCTTACCCGGAAGGCACCAGAGCCACCTCCCAGGGCAAGAACTACATTAAGTTTAACGGCTCTTGGTGGCTCACCAACTGAAATGTGGAAGCGAAGCATACTCAGCGCCCAACACGCGGTCTGGGACATCTGCGACATGAACAAAGACATGGGCTGGATACCTTACGACACGGAGTATTTCTACGGCGGCTTCTGGCCCCCGTTCCACGCCGACTGCCGCTGCTACCAGCAAGTCTCCAACACGGCCCCAGACAGCTGGTCCCCATGACCACCCAACGCCAACGCCCCAGCGCCCGCCCCACCCCGGTACGAGCCAGGCCCGCACCAGCCTTACAGCCGCCAGACCGAACAACGCCAGCAGCACACGCCACCCCGGTACGAGCCAGGCCCGCACCAGCCTTACAGCCGCCAGACCGAACAAAAGCCGGCGCATACAACCCGTCAGTCCAGCGTCGCCCCAGCAACGCCGTAAAGCGCACCTGGGTCAACGCCCTGACCAACAGCACCAGGAACACGTTGTTAACCCCGACTCCAGGCCGCCGCATCCGCATGGCCCGAATCTGGGCCGTCATCACCCCACCCGAGATCAACTCCATCACCTTGGAGCTATACTTCGGCACCGGCGCCAACGCCACCACCGACCGCAGCAAGCTCATAGACATGCTCCGCACCGGCACCAGCGCCGGAGTAATCCAGTCCAGGACCTACGACTCTCTATCGGTGGGCCGCGCGCCAACCAGCGCGATCAACGAGGTAATAAGCTACCGTTGGGGCAGCACCCCAGCCATCGACCACGACCACCGACTTATCATCGAGTACATCGAAGAGATCAACACCAGGAGTAGATAACATGGCCCGCGAAGCCTACCGGTCCCTCTACGGCGACCTGACCAAACTCAAAGACAGCTCGCTCCTCAGCGACCCCGCCTCTGGGGCCGCCGATGACCCCGAGTTGTTCCAACTACTCCTCGCGGCATCCGCCTGGGTCGACCGCTACTGCGACCGCCACTTCTACCCCAGGGTCCAGACCCTCGAGTTCGACGGGACCGACCAGGCCGAGCTATTCATCCCAGACCTGGCAGTCATCACGTCACTCAAAGAAGATACCGACGAGAACCTCTCCTTCGAGACGACCTGGGCCACAACCGACTTCTGGTTAGAACCCTACAACGCCGAACCAACCGAGCATTGGGGCCACCCTTACACCCTACTTACCGTCCGCGCCCGTGGAAGCAAGGCCACCTTCACAAAAGGCCAGCAACGCTTCCAAATAGCCGGCCGCTGGGGTTACCGTGAGTTTACCGAGCTATCCGGCAGCCTGGTCGCCGTAGACAGCCCCTTAAGCGCCACCGCCACCACCATGAACGTCACACTGGGCACGGACTTCGCCATCGGCCAGACCGTCCTCGTCGAATCCGAGCAGATGCTGATAACCAACATCGCCGCCAACGCCCTAACAGTCCGACGCGCTCTGAACGGCACCACCGGCGCCACCCACGCCCTGAACACGGCCATATCAATACTCCGATGGCCACTGGGAATTGAACGTGCTACCCTAATCACCGCCGCCCGTCTCTGGACCCGTGCCCCCGACTTCGAGCCATTCTATGTCGACGCCGACGTCGACACAGACGTCCGCCTACTCCTAAACTCTTACCTGAGGCTCCCTGTATGAACCCACTGGACATCTTCCGCCGCAAGACCCTGACCGCAGCCAGCCGCGCGGTCCAGGCCGATGTCCTGCCGGGTCAACCCTTCCTCGGGCTCGGCTCCGAATGGTCCCCCACCACCTACGGTGAGTACCTACCAGCCTCTGTACCAGTCTACGGCGCCATCCGCATCCGAGCCGAGGCCTTGGGCCGCACACCTTGGGCGCCATTCCAGGAAACCACCGGCCAGGAGGTCATCCCCCTCCTCCCCACCCACCCCCTTAGCCAGATATTCGCCCAGCCCAACCCATGGTTCTCCGGAGCTGAGTTACGACGCGCCACCGAAACCAACCTCTGCCTCTGGGGACGCGCTTTCTGGGCCATCGAACCCTCGGAATCCAACGGCCGCCTCGAGATCTGGCCCCTCCGCCCAGACAAGGTAGACATACTCCCCGGCCAGGGGGCCCGCGGCCCTTACATCCGAGGCTACCGCTACCGCGGATTGGACCGCGAAGTCCTTTACCTACCCGAAGAAGTCGAGTTCTTCAGGTACTTCAACCCATTACAGGACCGCACCGGACTGTCGCCCATCGCACCACTCCGCCTAACCATAGACATGGGCCAGGACGCGGTCCGTTACAACCGCAACACCTTCCGCAACGGCGGCATCCCCGACTACATCCTCTTCAGCGAGGACTCCCTCACCGAAGCCCAGGTCAAGGACTTCTATTCACGGTGGGAAACCCGCTTCTCAGGCCCCGACAAGGCCCATCGCCCCGCCATCGCCTCCGGCATCAAGAATGCCCAAATCCTGGCCTTCAGCTCCCGCGAAATGGAGTTCATCGAGGGCATGCGGTGGACCGTAAAGGACGTAGCCAGGGTCTACGGCGTCCCCGAAACAATGCTCGCCGAGCTTCAACACGCCACCCTCAGCAACATGGAGGTTTTAGAAAGGTGGTTCTGGCGCTCCACCGTCATCCCCGAGGCGACCATGATCGCCGACCGCATCAACGCCAGCCTGTTGCCCAAACTCGGGTTCCCGCTCCACCGCCTCCAGTTTGACTTTTCGGGCATCGAAGCCCTCAGTGAGGGCGAGGACCAGCGGCTAAAGCGGGAGGCCGAATACCTGGACCGGGGCGTGCTCACCATCAACGAAGTACGACGCACCCGAGGCCTCGAGGACGTCGCCTGGGGGAACGAGCCGCGCCCACCAGCCCAACCCGCCGCACCCGCGCAATCCCACACCGAGCGCAACGGCGCCAACCCTAAGAAATAGCTGAATCTGTAGCCAGCGCCGTGGGAACTGTAGGAGTACTCCTCATCGATGCCGAAGAAAGGCGCTACCACCACCGAGAGCAAAGCGTTCTTCCTTGCCGCGATCCGCCGGGGCATGAAAGTCACCCAGGCTGCACGCTACGCCCGCGTCGACCGCACAACTCCTTACGACTGGGAAGCCACCGACCCGGCGTTCGCATCGACCTGGGAAGCCATCCGCGCCGCCCGCCCGCGCATGCTCGTCGACACGGCGTTCGACGTGGCGCTTGAAGGCAACGTCGCCATGCTCCGTTTCATGATCCACTACCAGCGCGAGCAGCGCCAACAGCACGACGACCCTAAGCCCATCGAGATCCGCATAATCAGGCAGGAGGTCCAGCCCGATGGCACTTACAAGGACTTCATCACCCCAGCCACGTAGCCTCACCATCCGGCCCCACGCTGGCCAATCCGCCATTCTCCACCACACCGAGCCTATCGAAGCAGGCATAGCTGGCACCGGAGGCGGGAAGACCATGATAGGAATGGTGTGGCTGGTCCTCCACATGATCGCCCGACCCAACGAGCTTTGGCTAGTGGTCGAACCCACATGGCAGATGGTGGACCGCATTCTACTCAGGTCCAGCTCAGGCAGGACCGGCCTCCTACAACTCATCCGCCACCTGGACCCAGCAGCCATCTACAACAAAGCAGACCGGGCCATTTATTCGACGATCGGCACCATCTACCTGGCGTCCGCCTCCCACCCCGAGTCCATGGAAGGCGTCCACGTCGCTGCAGCTTGGCTCGATGAAGCTGGCCAGATGCCCTTTTACGCCTACGAGACCGCAGCCCGCCGCGTCGCCTACAAGTCCGGCCAGCTCCTCATCACCACCACCCCTTACAACCGCGGCTGGCTCTTTTCAAAGGTATACCAGCGCTGGCAGGCCGGGGACCCGGACTACTTCGTCAGCCAGTTTTCCAGCCTCGCCAACCCCACCTACCCGAAGGACGTCGTCGAACGCAACCGCCGGTCCATGAGCCCAGCTCGCTTCCGCATGTTCCACGAAGGCGGGTTCGAGAGACCGGAACACATGGTATACCCCCAATGGGACAACTCCCAACTGATCGACCCCTTTCCAATACCAAACGAATGGTGGAAAGGCGGAGGACTGGACTTCGGATTCAACCACCCGACAGCCGCAATATGGGCTGCCAGGGACCCTGACGGCATCTACTACCTGACCGCCGAGTACCGCAAATCCCAGGCGCTCATCGCCCAGCACCACACCCAGATCCTTGCCAGGTCCAGAAACGGCAACGCCCCCGAGGTTTGGTACCCCGACCCGTCTGCCAAACAGTCCATCGCCGAGCTGCGCCGCTTAGGCCTGCCAGCCGTCCCCGCCGACAACGACGTCGCCAACGGCATCGACACCGTCGGCACCTTACTCGCCACCGGTCGCCTCAAGGTATTCAAGAGCCTGACCGGGTGGATCGATGAAATCGAAGGCTACGCCTACAAAGAGAAAGACGGCACCCCTACCGATCAGGTCATCAAAAACAACGACGACCTGATGGACGCCACCAGATACCTATTGCACTCAGCCGAAAAGCAGACGCCGATCAAGCTATACACCTAAACCCGCTCCTTTGGTTGTACACAGCCAGGGCCGCCACGACGAGGGCACGACATCGTGGCGGCCCTTCCATGTCTAGCCAGGGCGACCGGGGCTACCAACTACCTCCACCGGCGGGCGTCAGCACGGCCCCACCGCGTCGCCGAAGACGGCCACGCTACCCCCCTAAAGGCCCGTGGCCACCGGCGACAAGATCGAGCAATTGCCAGCCGGTGACCACCGGGGACTAAGCACCTCCAGAAGCAGGCGTCAAGGGGCCATGACCCCCGCCCCGGCTGGTCAGGAAGCCACTCCGGATGCGACGGCCCTACTGGGGTAAGTGGAACGGGCCGTTTTTTTATAAGTCACCCCCAGTAGGGAACCCTTCCGTCGCTCCTCCGTTTGCCGCCCCCTTTCGTGACCGAATAGCAGACCGCCGCCGTCGAGTCAACGCTCCGCGTCGGGCTAACCGCGCCCGCCCGAAGACGGGTGACACGACGCCGCCGCTCCGCTATGGGAGCGTCACGGCGGCGGCAGCTCCCTGACCAGCCGACCCCCCAAGGAAGGGCAAAGAGGGTACCTATGGCAGCTTGTGTGTGCTACAGGTGTAAAAGGGTAATGGACTGCTCAGGGGAGCGGTACTGCGAGCTATGCCTTTACGACCTGGAGCGCCACCAAGGAGATAAAGATGTAGCTGCGGCAGCCCATAGTACCAGTACACCAGTAAAAGGGTAAAGGAGACGCCATGACACCAGTACATATCCAGCAAGACCCAAGGTTCCAGACACGCAGAGACCGGGCCCTCAGAATGACCCTGGGAGCCGGCAGCAAGTACCAGGCCACCGCTAACCACTGCGACTGCCCAGACGCCGAGTACCGAGCGCCAGAGGGCTGGTGCAAACACAGGATAGCGGCACAGATGGAGGAGGACTGGCAGGAGGCAGACCACGCACGGCGGTACCGCGACGACCCGACCCTGGGCGGTCTCTACCCAGCATAGGCAGGCCACCCAGGGTACCCATCGGGGCGGGGGTACAACTCCCGCCCCACCATCTTAACGAAAAAGGAGCCACCATGAAAGTGCACACCACCAAGGCCAGTATCCGGTACTCTACCCAACTCGCCGAAGGCCCCTGGGCAACCGTGGAGCTGGGCGCCGAGGCCTCAGTTGACGCCAACGAAGACCCCAATCATGCCCAGGCAACTTTATACGCCATGCTCAAAGACCAGCTCCATACCCTCTGGCCCGTCGCCGAGCGCCTGACCACGACGACGCCCGCGGCGCAGGCATCGCTTCCAACGGCCACACCGGCGGAGACCGTCTGCCCCCACCACAACAAGGCCAAGGAAAGCAGGGACGGCACGAGCCTCTACTGCCCGGCTAAAATGGCGGACGGCACCTACTGCACGTGGGCGGCCAAGAAAGGAGACGAGACGTAGACAACAGCCCAGCGGCCAGTTACTATGGGCGGCATGGAAGGCCCAGCCATCGCCGCCCTAACAGTGTTCCTAATCCTCTTGTTCCCCGTCGTCGACTACCTCCGCCGCCGCCGCCCTCGCCATAGCCACATCGACTACCTCTACCAGCACTCCAAAACCCGACCAAACTTCCCAATGTAGCCCTTGACAGCACCGCGCCAGCAGTACACAATAGTTCCATACCGCTGGGCGTTCGTACAACGTATCTTGTGCGAACCAATCATCCCAGTGGACCGGAGAACACCCCATGGCCCGTCCGCTGAGCCATAAGGCTTATCAGTTCGCCTACGCCTTCATCAAGCTCCGGGACGGCGAGACTTGCCGCTTCTGCGGCAAAGCGCCGCCAGAGACACCGCTAGAAATCGACCACATCAACGGCAACCGCCACGACGACGAGCCGAGCAACTGGCGCTTCCTTTGCAAGCCCTGCAACCTTGGCGCCCGCAACTCCCAAAGCGCCCACCAGTCCCACCCAAAAGAGGTAGTCCCGGAAAAGGTGTGAGAGAGACGGCAAGGGACGGAGACCCAGACTGGACCACCCTTGCCAAGGACCTAATCCCGTACTTCAGGGGATCGCCTGAAATGCAGGCAAACGGTATCTACGAACGACGCCTGCGAGCGTGGTTAATCGTCCACATCCACCAGTACCAAGCAATAACACTCAAAGAGGCAATCAATCTTGGGGCCGAGGTAGTCGGCGCCAGCCCAGTCACAATTACCCGGTACATCGCCAAGATGACATCCATGTATGGACCACTAGCAGAAGACCAAGACCTCTTTGACGAACCAACCCTGGTACTGAAGCCGCTCCCATTGATTCCACTTCCATACCCCATCCCACAGCGAAGGAACGCCAGCCACACCACACATCGCCCCAAGGAGGCCCAATGACCACGAGCGCCGGCCACAAGGTAAATTCCTTCCTCGACTGGCTACCAAAGCAGAAAAGCCCCATCACGCACGACGCCCTTCTAGCCCAGGGCAGCGCACACGCTTCGATCCCAAGGGAGACACTATCGAAACTGGTAACCCTCCTCCTAACAGGTGACTACCTCCACATGGGCGAGGATCTGGAACACATGCCCCGCTACTCCGTAGACCGACCCAGGTTGAACTCCATGCCCGAGGCAAAGCTGGAACAATTGATCCGTATTTGTTCCGAAGAAACGATCGCTATCCCGGCGAACCACCGCGGCCCCGGCGCTCCGCGAGGCAACACGAACGCGCTCCGCCACGGCGCTTACTCAGCCAAGGTCCACTCCCTCCTTACGATCTCCCCCAATTATTCCCTCGACTTCGAACTCGCCGTAGCCCAAGCCATCACCACCGACCTGCTGGACAACCCGGACGCACCCGTAGAGCTAATATTAAAGGCCCTGAGCACCACCGCCAGGCTAAAGGTCGCCGCCGCGTCCATGGCCACCCACCTACCGCCTGCCCTTCCACCCCCACGCGACCAGGAGCCGCAGCCATGACAGGCCCCTTGGTCCTCTCGCTATTCCCAGGCATCGGACTCCTCGACCACGCCTTCGAGCAGGAAGGATTCTGCATCGTGCGCGGCCCAGACCTCCTCTGGGGCGGCGACATAAAGCTTTTTCACCCGCCCGCCCGCGTGTTCGACGGCATCATAGGCGGCTCACCCTGCCAGGCCTTCAGCACCCTCGTAAACCTGGTACTCGCATCCGGCCACCTACCGGCGGAGGATCTGATCCCAGAGTTCGTCCGCTGCGTCGATGAAGCCCAGCCGACCTGGTGGCTCCATGAGAACACCGAGCGAGCGCCCTCCCCCTGGACTGCCGGCTACACCATCGAAGCCCCCTTATTCAACAACCGTTGGATCGGCGGCGAGCAGTCCAGGCGCCACCGGTTCACCTTCGGCTCAAAGACAGGCGCCAGGCTAACACCCCACCTCCAGGAGCACATCGTGGCCCTGGAGAACCACCGTTGGTCCCCGCGGGTGTTGGCCAGCGGAGGCGACGATGGCTCAGGCCACAGCGCCCACCCGCGCCAGCTCGCGGGCGGGAACCGCAACCCGCGCCACACCGCTGATGGGCGAGTCATCCGCAAGATAGGCAAACACGTCGAGATCACCCTCCCCAACGGCAGCATCATCAACCGTGCCGCTGCCTCCTACATGGGCCGCGCAACCACCAAGTATTTCCAGGAGGCAAAACGCTTACAAGGCCTACCACCCGAATGGGACCTCCCGGGGTTCACCGTAGCGCAGAAGGTCCGAGCCCTAGGCAACGGCGTCCCCCTCCCTATGGGCCGCGCCCTGGCCAGGGCAGTCAAAAAAGCGCTCGCAGAAGGCAATCCCGGACCCTCCCTTGACACCAAGCGACAGTACACTAATACTAACCAGGAGCAAATGTATAAATGACCGAACACCCGAACTCCTACCGCTTCATCGCCAGCACCGGCGACGCCGACCGCAACGGCAATATCCTGGACCTGGCAGGGTGGGAGCTGGCCAATTACCGAGCCAACCCCGTCGTCCTCTTCAACCACAACTGGGACATGCCCCCGGTGGGCCGAACCACGCGGCTTTACACCGAGGCCAACCGTCTCCTGGCCCAGGTCGAGTTCGCCCCAACGCTCTTGGGCCAGGAGCTTGCCCTACTCAACGCCGACGGCTACCTCAGGGCAATCTCCGTCGGCGCCCTACCCCTGCAGTGGGACATCCGCTCCCACCCCGAGCACGGCTTCCCAATCGGCATCCACTCCCACCGCCAGGAACTCCTCGAACTGTCCATCGTCGCCATCCCAGCCAACCCCGCTACGGTCCGCGCATCGATGGCGCAACGCTGCAACGACGACAACTGCCCCGTCCACCACAACGGCAGCGCACCATACTGTACCGAAGCCGAACGCGACCAACTCCTAGACGAAGCCTTCCTCCAGCCCGGCCTCCCCGCAGAAGCCATGCTCGCCTATCTGAGCAGTCGACGCAAACCCCCAATGGACCCCTTCGTCGCGCAACTGATCAACCCAGCCGGAGCAGCCGCTGTAGCCCAGTTGAAGGCCATCTGCGCCGGCATCCGGGACCGATGGACTAACAACCACAGAAACACCGGAAGGAGCTAACGCCATGCCCACCCAGACCGACGAACTAGTCGCCCAACAGGTAGCCAGCATCCAGGGATTCGTCCAGGAGCGCCTGGAAACGCAGGTCAAGCCGCTCCGGGAAGAAGTAACCCGCCTCACCGCATCCCTGGCCCAGGCCATCCTTGCCCAGAAGGAGCAGCGCCGCGCCGCGCTCTCCGCGAGCATCACCGGCAAGCAGCCACGGGTCCCCTTCGGCAAATACGTGGGCATGACCCCCCTGGACCTGGCCATCATGTCCAGCGTCTACAAGGCCCAGCCCCCCAGGGTCGATGGCAGCCCAGCCTACCCGCGCATGTACGAGGAATGGGGCGCGACCCTCAAGGCCGCGATGGACTCCACCACCGCCGCCTCCGGCGACGAGCTGGTAAACACCCAGGAAGCCCGTGAGCTGTGGATGGACGTCAACCTGGAAACGGCCGTCGCCAGCCTGCTATCCCGCATCGATATGCCCAGCAACCCGTTCGACATCCCGCTGCAGCTCGGCGACGTGAACTGGTATCCAGGCACCGAGAACGTGGCCACCAAGTCAACCAACCTGGCCACCAAGAAGCAGACCCTCACCGCCTACGAGCTGGTGTCCGAGGTCCCCTGGAGCTTGACCCTGGATGAGGACTCGGTCATCGCCATGATGGAGGAGGTGCGCCGGTCCCTGGTGCGCAACGCCGCGGAGGTTATCGACGACGTGCTGCTGAACGCCGATACCACCGTGACCAACGGCATCAACTCCGACGGCGCCACCATCGCCGCCACCGACGCGGGGAAAGGCCACTGGCTGCTCGGCTTCGACGGCCTCATCCACCTTCCCCTGGTCGACAACACCGCCCAGGCAGTGGACCTCAACGGCGCCATCACCGAAGCCGCCTTCAACAAGAACCGCCTCCTGGCCGCCCGCTTCGGCGTCAACCCCTCCCAGGCCGTCTACGTCATGGACCTGAACACGTTCATAGCGGCGCAGACCCTAACCAACGTCCGCACCCTGGACAAGTTCGGACCCCAGGCCACCATCTTTACCGGCCAGCTCGGGGCCATGGAGGGAATCCCCATCATCGTGTCCGAGCAGATGAAGCTCGCCGCCGCCGATGGCAAGGTGACCGACGGCGTGGCCGGCACCGTGGGCCGCCTGCTCCTCTTCAACCGGACCCAGTGGCGCGTCGGCTTCCGCCGCCAGCTCACCATCGAGACCACCCGGGACATCCAGAAGCGCCAGAACATCATGGTCGTGAGCTTCCGCATCGGACTCCAGGAGGGCAGCGGCACCCGGTCCACCGCCAAGCACACGAGCTTGCAATACAACATAACCGGCGTAACCTAAACGTTAAGGGCAGGCTTACCGCCCGCCCGCCAAATCAACGGGGGCGGGGACCGCAACCCGCCCCCCACCAAAACAAGGAGGTCCCATGGGAAACCTACTCATCCAGGCCGACCCCACCGCCGAGAACGTGGACCGGATGATCGGCCCCACCATCGCCAGCGTGGACCGCGTACCAGTCAAGTGCATCGTGGCGCCCCTCACCGCTGGAGGCATCAACGCCTTCGCCTTCGCCATCCAGAACCCCGAGGACCGCGACTGCCTGATCGTCCAGCTCATCATTGACATCACCACCACCGGAGGCACCGCCACCTCGGTCCTCGACGTGGACACCGTGGACGGCGCCACCGCCACCGGCGACGACATCATCGACGGCCTGGACCTGAACGCCCTCGGAACCTTCGACAGCATCAAGAACCCGGGCACCAACGGCGACGGCAAACCCGTGAAGTGGGCCAAGAAGGGCGGCACCCTGGACGACCTAACCGGCAAGATACTGGTGGCCGCCGCCACCAACCTGGTGGGCCAGGTCATCGTCAAGTACGTGCCCCTGGGGTAGCCGGTGTGGAAGCGCGTCATACTCAGCCCCAGGCACTCCATCCGAGACCTCTGCGACGACAACGCGGAGATCGGCTGGATTCCCGCGACCCAACGCTACCCCACCGGCCACGACGCCCCCCTGTTCCACCCAGGCTGCCGCTGCATCCAGGAGGTCATCAATTGGTCGCCCCGAGACATGTAACCGCGCCCGAAGTCCGCCACTGCCCAAAATGCGATGCCGCGATGTGGTACTCCGTTCGGCTAGGTTGGCGCTGCTCGACTTGCGGACCGGACGCTAAACGATGGCCATAATCGCAGACACCATCAACGTCCCCGCCGCCGGGACCCGCGTACAGGCCGCCCACAAAGGCAACGTCAAGGCCATCCTGTTACGCGCCAGGACCGCCAATACCAACAACGTCTACATCGGCGGCTCCCTGGTCAGCTCCACCAGCGGCATGGCCCTGGCCCCAGGCGAGTCAATCCAACTGCACCTGACCGACCCCATCTCTACGTCCCAGTTCTGGGCCGACGCCGACACCAACGCCAACAAGGTCGACTTCCTGGGCTCCGAATGAAGCGCTCGCGCCACACCCAGGCCGAGGACCGACGCCGCCGCCGCTTGCCGCCCGCGACGAACACCGTCCACCGCGGTGACGCCTTCCCGCCACCAGCGGGCCCGACCGAGCGACCGAATCCGTCAGCGGCCGCCGGAGATCCAGATCTCCCCACGACGAAATCCGAATGACCACCAAGAGGGACTGGCTTACCGAAGCCGAGATCAAGCGGTTCGTCAACGGGCTGATCGACGACAACCGAGCGCCCATCACCCTCAAGTTTGCCCGCATCAACGCCACGGCGGACGGCGACAACCTGGTGGTGGCCGGCGTCGCCGGTAAGAAACTCCGAGTCCTCGGCATCAGCTTCGCCATCACCGCTGCTGGCACGATCACGATCCAGGACACCCAGGGCACCCCAGCAATCTTCGCGCAGTACCCGTTGGCCACGAACGGCGGCTTATCCTACGGCGGAGGCCTGGACGCGCCCATGTTCGAGACCGGCTCCGGCTTCGGCATCGAGATCAACAACCCCGCAGGCGTAGACACCCTAGGCATGCTCAACTACGTGGAGCTATGAAAACAGTAACCTGCCCAGCCTGCCACAAAGAATGGCCCTGGACGCTGGCGCAAACCCCTGGCACACCCCGGTGTTCCTGCGGCATCCGGCTGGGATTCTTCATCGCCGACCCCACCACCAGGACCGTCATCTGGCAAGGCCAGGAGCCCGAAGATCGGCCCACAGTAGCCGCGGCAGTCCCGATCCCAATCGGGCCCCTACCCGCACCCAACGCCCTGGACCTTCCACCACCGCCAAACCCAGGCCACCTCCCCGGCCCGCTCGCCATCCCTGATACCGGCGTCTATCTCCCATTCTGGAAGCGACACTTGGCCTGGCTCGCAAGACGCAAATGACTGAACTATACCTAGCCCCGTGGCGTTGGGAGACCAGCAACCCCCGGAGATTGGGCTGGTTCCCGCCCCTTGCTGGTGCGGTAGGTTATATTGACCTGCGCTCCCTACCTCAGCAAGCTCTAGCTGGCGGCGTTCCGCAAGGTTGGGGACTCTTCACTTACCCTACCCCAGCGGTTATCGCTGACGCTTTGGACCTCGGCAGCAACCTAGCTGCGAACCTCAGCACCCCTATCAAGAATGCCATCCGCACTCGACTTGGGATAGCGTCCGCCTTCGTCAGCAACTCACTGGTGGACGTGCTCTGGGAGATACTGACCACTAAGGCCGACCCCACCGGCCTACTGCGGTGCAAACCCCTCATGCCCACCGTGCAGCGTGCGTTGCAACTCCTCTTGGGCGGCTTCTCCATGATCCGGGAGGGCACCTTTTCGCAAAGTATGTACCCCCTCTGCTTGCAGGTCGTCAAGCAGGATTGGCACAGGCTGGAGCGTGAGTGCGCTATCGCCCAAGCACGGCTGGATGCCGAAGGGCTGAGTTGGGAACGCCTGCGCGCGGAATGGTTGGAACTGAAAGAAGTAGGTAGAGCACCGGAGAGCCCAACCTACAAGCGCCTGCATAACCTCATGGCCCTGCCGGAGCCCCAGCACCACAGGCGCAACCTACAGGCGATACTTGAGCAGCATCAGGTCACGCTGGCGGAGCTGGAGGGAATCTGGGGCGAAAACCTGCCCACTCCTCTGCCACACAGCACGACCCTGACGGAGAACTGGAACTGCGCCGACTCCGCCTCGCCCAACTGCCAGCTAACTTGGACCCTCAAGGGCGCTAGTGATTTCGACATAGTTACCAATGCGGTTGAAGCGGCGAGCAATGACGACACAATGGACAACACCTCCGACCTTGCCTCCGCCGACCACTACGCCCAGGTAA